GCCAACTATAATGAGATACTCAACAGTGGCAAAGGCACTTTGTGGAGTGTTGATTATATTCCCTTTGACAACTGTCCTGACGACGGCCAGACCTATCATCAGTACAGCCCATTAGCCGATAAGGCTGTGGATGCGCGGCTGCAGGAGATAGTTGAGCGGGTAGTCGATACCTATGGCAAATATCCAGGTACCAGGTTGTCGGAGCAATCGCATATGCTGCCTGCCTGGAGATATGCCGAGCCGGGAGAGCCGATCTTTATCGAAGAGCTGGCAGTCGATACAGACGAGCAATACTGGTATTTGCAGGATACAGTGGCGGAGATGGACGACGATGATGATGATGTATGTGAAGATATACCATCAAAGCTATCTTAACTCATTGATCGGTCTTGACAACTGCGTGGCGCAGTTTATCCGGAATAAAGAAAGCCTGGTAATGTCCACCCCTCTTTCGTGGGATAGGCTGAAAAGTAATCTTTGCGGTTACCGGAAATATAAAAATAAGAAGATCAGGATACTGTACGCCTTATCCGATGAGCATCCGAGCATATGGGAAAGTGAACCCCAAAGCCCTGAGCTGATGTTCAGTTGGGGAGGATTGAGGGATCAGAGAACATATGCCAGCGCCTATAAGCATTTGCATAAATATGGATTAGCTTGAGAAGCATCTGGAGCGCCTGCCCGCTGAGAAGGATGTGGACTGGTCATGCAGCAGGATAGGCAGTTGATCAGTTAAAGATAAGGGCCGCGAGAGCGGCCCTTATTGATTATAGATCAAAATCCCTTTGCGTTGAGAATCGACATCGCGATTCTGGACAAGGATATTGAAGTACTCGAGGGTATTGTTTGGGTTGATTTCCACCATCACAATGACGTTTTTATCGTATCGTTTCAGGTAGTGAAGCCGGCGGGTTTCCTGATTGAGCCATACTTCATGCGGGGATTTGACGGTATCGTCGATGCAAGGCAAGTATTTGAAGCGTGTGCGAATATCGGAAAGGGGTTTCCCCTGGGTGAACAGCTTTTCAGCCTTTTGGGCAGGCAGTATCATGGGAACGTGGTTGAGATCGAAGATAACACGATCAGCCAGGAAGGCAATGGCAAGATCGCGCAACTGCTGGGGATCAAGGCGGTCTGTATTTAACAGGCGAGGCAAGACAGACTGCGTGTATTCCTGCCAGTTTTTGAGCCCTAATTCTTTCCAGGTAGAGCTATGCAGGTTTAGCATGTCCGTGTATAACAAGCGGTTTGTGACGCCGGGGTTATTCATGAAGGCGGGGGCAATGGCGAGGGGGACGTCGGCGAGCTGGGGCTGGCTGGAAGGATCATATTCCGAAGCGAGGAGCTGCTCTACACTGCAGCGGCAGTTGTAGCCGTTGGGGGGCATGTAGGTGAGCCAGAAGGGATCATCGACCGGAAAGACCAGGCCGTCCAGGGGAGCGTGTTCCTCCCTGACTTTGTCATCCTGCATGGTGACGTATCTGAGGAAGGGGAATATCTCCGCGAGCTCCTGGATCTGTTGCCATTGAGCTGCGGAATAGGCGGCATTGGCGGCGGTGTCGTAATTGGTGCGAAGGTGGAAGGGGTTGGAGGGTTCAAAGCCATGAAGCTGGAAGCTGTCTGCCCATTCCAGGTAGGTGCCACCGGAGGCAAAGACGGCTTTGGCTTCTTCGAAAAGGGCGTCTCTCAAAGCATTGGTCTGGACTCCGGCCATCTCGAAGGCCTGGCGGGAGAAGGCAGCTACGGCAGCGACATTGGGGAGATCCCAGGAGAAGGTGATCACTTCATCCAGGGAGAGGGAGTTCTTGCGGTATTTGCGGGTGCGGGCGGCGTCGTGGCCTTTGACGTAGGCGGTGAGGAGGGATCGGGTGAGGAGGGCGCCATACTCAGTTGAGAGGGTTGAGAGGGGGTAATTGAGAATTGAGAATTGAGAATTGAGAATTGAGGGGCCGGCGGCTTTGATGGTTTGTTTTAGTTTGCTGACGGCATTTAAGACTGGGGCTGCATCGGAAGTGAAGCTGCGGCTCAGCTTGCGGGAGAAGAGCAGGTATCTGGTTCCCGCGGATGGCGCAGATCGATGCGCTGATTGCGCGGATTGGGAGTGGGGCATTATTGACGCTCCGGGAGGGGGACGTTGTAGGTGCGGTGCCAGTAGTCTTCCGGGAAGTCTATGCCGATATCGTTGTAGAGTTTGGTGTCTATCTGGATGCGGTCCAGGAGGTTGATCTTGGGTTTGGGTGCGACGGTGACTTCCAGATCAGAGCGGCCGAAGTTGATGAGATTGAGGGTGTTTAGGCGGGAGGTGATGAAGGTGTCCAGATCACGGCAATCTCCGGCAAGGATGTCGGAGCGGACCAGCTCGTGGATGGAGGCCTGGGCGTAGGATCCTCCGGTGGCGACAGCTTTGGTGGTGAGGGTGTTGCCCAGGATGCGGCGGGTGATGCGGTCGTCGCAGAACTCACAGAGGGAGTGGTAGAGCTCGGCATTGGCGTTTTTGTTGACGAAATCCGCGAAGTCGATCACGACATTATCCGAGATCATGGCGGAGAGGTCGGTGCCAAAGTTTTGGAGCATGGCCCAAAGCTGATTCTTTTCCGCTTCGGTGGTGCCTGGCTTATACTTGGCAATCCTCGGGGGTTTGCCGAAGGTCTCACAGAACTGAGCCCAGTTGTTGATCGCAAAGCTGAAAAAGACGTTATAGCGAAGGATGGAGTAGAAGACGGCGGTGTCACGGGTGAGGTTGATGAAACGAAGGGGATCCAGACTGAGGGGCTTGCCTTCGCTGAAGGGAGTGAGAGCTCCGTCATGGATGCGGAGATCCGCTTTTGGATAGGCGAGATACTCGGCCGGATAGTAGAATCCATCGACGAACTCATAGCGGATCTGGCGGAAGAGAGCGCCGGTGAGTTTGAGTTCGAGGAGCAAATCGGCCCAGATGGGGGCAAATCGTTTGATTACGGAGCTAAAGTAATCGATCTGGAGTTGGGACAGGTTTTGGGTGTCGAAGCTCACAGAAGCGGTTTTAAGGGCCTCAGCGCGGACGTCACAGGCGGAGGCGACAGAATCGTCTTCATGGAAGAAGGTAGAGTATGCCTGCAGCATGGGGGTAAGCTGTCCATTCAGGAAGGAGTTACGAGCTGCCAGAAGGGTGGAGGCATCGAGGGTGTGGCGGACGTAGAACTTTGATTCTGGGATGGATACCGCTGTGACGGAGGGGAGAGTTGAGGGCTTTTTGGCGAATGGTAGTCTCATGGGGTCTCCTGGTTAGAGCCGTTCCGGCTGGTTAGAGCCTTCGGCTGGTTAGAGCAGTTCCTGCTGGTTAGAGCCTGCGGCTGGTTAAAGGGCGCGGTGCTCATAATCTATACATGGTTGATTTGGAGGGGATTGCACGGTATTCCATGGGGTGGCCGTAGTTTTTGAGGCATTCTACGGCACCGGCGAGGGCATCGGGTCCGTCGTCATTGGGGTGAGAGGGGAAGCCGAGGAGCTGTTCTTCCAGGAGGAGGGTGTCTGATGTTTTGAGGGCCGGGAAGAGGATCCATCCCCATTCGAAGATGGGCGTGATGGCTTCGATGCGCTGATCTTTGGGGAGCTTGTTGCTAACTCCCGCTACGGGGAGGAGATATCCCTGGGTTTCGGAGAGGGGTGGGATGAACTCCCAGAGGACCTTCTGCCAGAGGACGTCCTCCATGAAGATGCGGGTGGGATAGCGGCGGTCCAGCTCGTAGAGGTAGAGGAGCATGGCGTTGATGCTGGCGCGCCGGATCCAGGCATCGAGGAGGTAGTAGCGCTGAGCAGCCAGGCCGAGGGTGAGGACGGCTTTGTAATCAGCGGTGGCCTTGGAGCTAAGGGATGGATCGCAATAAGATACGATGGATTCAAAACGCTGCGGAAGGTGATCGTAGTAGCGGAACCATTCGGTGAGGAACTTGATGCCTTCCACGATGGGGTTCATCATGTAGTGGCGTTGGAAGCCGATGGAGCCGACGGCCTGTTCAATGACGCGGAGATCTTCCAGGGTGAAGGCTTCCGGCCAAAGAGGAGTGCCGTCTTCAGTGATGGCACGGCGGAGGATAAAATTGATCTGGGGATTGGTGGGATCTTCTTCACAGTCTTTTTTGAAGAGGTTGAGGGCGCTGTCCGCGTGGGTGAGGTTGCCGAGCCAGATGATGATGCCGCGGTCGTTTTCCATGGGGAGGGCACCGAAGGCTTCTTCCCGGACGTAGTTCTTCTTCTCCCTGGCAATGCGGAGGTTGGTGGCCTGGTGGGACTCAAAGTCGTCGATGACGATGTAATCCGGGCGATAGAAGCCAAAGGTCTTGCCGCGAATGGGTTGGCGATAGCCGAGGGCCAGGACACGACAGACGCCGGAGACGATGTAATCTTCATCAGCCCAGACGGTGGGAAGGGTCTTGCCGAAGTCCATGAGGATGCGGTCGTTGTTGCTGAGTTCTGCAGCTATGGAGCCGGTGCGTTCCTTGGCGAGATCCTCGTTTTCCGCTACGGCAACAAAGAAGTGGATGTCGCCACGGAGGATGTGCCAGATGGGCTTGATGATGGCGAGGTTGACGGTCTTGCCGTGGGCCCGGGGAGCGGCTATGGCGGTGATAGTTTTAGGTTTGGAAGCGGCGGCGATGATCTCCCGGTGGAAGGCTCCGAAGGGTTTGGAGATGTGCTGGGGGAAGTAGGTGGCGGCGAAGAACTCGTAATCATCCAAGGCGCGTTGTTTGCGTTTAGCGCAGGCGATCGGATCACTGTCTTTAAAGGGAGTGGCGTGGAGTTTAATGGAGCGGACGAGCTCCTCGATGAGGGACTCGTAGTTGCGTGGGGTTACCTGGGCGTTCATTGGCAGTCCTTTATTTCCCGCAGATCACGGGGATTGTTGGCAGATTTCGCGGATTTCATTGGAGGCCTTTGGGCGCGAAGAGGGAGCGGAGGTATTCGCTGAGGGGTTTAAGGTGTTTTTGCCACAGTTTTGTCAACTCAGGATCACCGGCGGTGTTGACGTAGTTGGTGGCGCCTTCCAGGATGTGATAGAGGGAGTTGAGGATCTGGCGGTTGGGTGCCAGGCGCTCGAGGGCTTTGGTGAGTTTCACGAGCTTATCCACCTGGGAAGGATCGCCAATGGACTCGTTGTCAATCATGGTCTTAACAAGCTTATAGAGCTGGGCCTCGACGTCGCGGGCTATTTCGAGATTGCCGACTCGGAGGAATGAGTTCCAATCGTGCCGGACCTTCCAGTTATAGACGGTTTTGATGGGGACGTTGAGTTGAGTGGCGATGTTTTCTACGGTGATGCCCTGGATGAAAAGCTGAAGGGCGTTGTCGCGGGTGGATTTAGAGTGCATGGGTACTCCTCTTTTCCCGCAGATTACGCGGATAGATAGCAGATTGCGCAGATTTCATTTGGACTCCTTTTGGGTGTTGAACCAGGCGGCAACTGCGTTCTCCAGGGTGGAGCGGGTGTGGGGTGGAATGAGGAGGAAGGGCCTGGCGGGGATGGTGACTTGCTTTTTGAGGGCGTAGAGGGGGGTGATGGAGCCATCGGATTCCTTCTGGAAGATGACGCCTTTTGCTATGAAGGTGTTTTGGAAGTCACGGGGGCGGCGGACGGCGGCCTCTTTGGTGAGGGGGATGGTGAGGTATTTGCCGCGGACGGGACGGATGACGCCCCCTTCGTGATGGATGCGGGCATAGCGGAGATTGGTGCCGACCAGGACGGAATCTGATGTGGTGATGAACGATATGGAGTTTACCAATTTGGCGGAGCGGACCAGGGTGGTGCCGGATTGCTTGGAAGAAGGCGTGACCTGGCCGGAGCGGATGCGGGCCTTGATGTCACGAGTGAGAATGACGCCGATTGACTTGAGGAGGGTGTCGAAGTTACTCATGGGGTGTTGAGAGGGTTGAGAGGGTTGAGAAGGTTGAGGGCGGCGGAGTGGAAGTCTGGAGGACGTTTGGCAAGCAAGATGCTTGCCGTTCCACTAAGAGAGAGAGCTGAGCTGGGTGTAGGCGTGATCATAGGGGACTCGAGAAGTTGCGGGTGGTGACGGTGTATTGACAGTCGTTATAGGTGTCGGAGGTGTGATCCTGGGCGGTGAGTTTGATGGTGCCTTTGGCGATCATCTCAAGGAGTTTGATGGCGTTGTCATAGTCTTTGATGACGTGTTCCGGGAGGGTCTTGGCTTGCTTCTGGGCCCAGAGATTGCGGACGGCTATGGAGGTGGAGATGGATGTGATGAGCTTGGGGGTTGAGGTGAAGGGAAGGGTGACGGCGGCAGCTATGTAGCCGTCGATGGTGTTGTCCGCTTCGGCGATGAAGCCTTCGACGTCTGCATCTTCCATGGAGGCGGTGATGAGGGTGGCGAAGGATCCGAGCTTGGCCGTGATGAGGTCGAGGGTTGAGTACATGTGGTCTCCTGGGTTAGAGCCTGCGGCTGGTTAGAGCAGTTCCTGCTGGTTAGAGCCGTCCCGGCTGGTTAAAGGCGTGCTCATTTGCGGATGGTGAAGTTGAGGCGATAGACGGCGAGGCCTGGCATGATGCCGAAGAAATCGCCATCGGTGAAGAAGCAGCGTCCGAAATAGGCGTCCGGGGGGATGGAGGGGGTGGTATCCAGTTCATAGCGGACGGGCTTATCGTGGAGAGCTTGGACGACCGCATCGATGAGATCCAGCATGTCATCCGTGGAGGTGCCGTGAATGTGGGTGGTGACCAGGTAAACGGTGGCCATAAAGCTAAGCTGGATGGGGCTTTCCTCTTTGGCGGATGACAGGCGGGTGATAGCAATGAGGGCAGCCGGCGGGAAGATGGAGGTGTCTTCGAGATCTTCGAATTGGCCTTCGTAGGGTTCTACCTGGGCAAGGCCGAGAGCGGTGGCGGAGAGCTTGGCGATGAGCCAGGACATGAGGTGTTTGGTCATGGGGTGGCCTTTGTTTCCCGCAGATTTGTTTCCCGCAGATTACGCGGATTGGGGCGCAGATTACGCGGATTAAGGGCTGGATTCCCGCCTTCGCGGGAATGACAAAGAGAAGAGCGGGAATGACAAGGGGTGCGCGACTCTCGCAGATTGATGGTAGATAGCGCAGATTTCATGATTACTCCTGATGGGTTTGATGGGGGGTATGATAGGGTGAAATGGAAAAAATTGGGAAAAAGTGTCGTAAGTTACGATATAAAAGGGGTTCGCGCGGGTGAGGCGTGGTAAGGGGAGCACATGAAGTGAGAGCTTCGCTGTGAGAGTTTCACTGTGAGAGCTCCGCAGTGAGTCACGAATGGAGATGAGATGAAAGTTTTTAGCATGAGCAACGCGATCGATGGGAAGCTGCCGAGCGAGATCCACATTGTGCCGATTGGCGAGTGGAAGGAGCGGGGTTTCCGGATCACCGCGGAAGATTGCCAGGACATCATCCGGAACTTTGAGAGCTTCGGGATCAAGCTGGTGATCGATTATGAACACCAGAGCCTGAACTGTGCAGGGAATGGCGCCGCCGCTCCCGCGGCTGGATGGATCGGCAAGCTGGAGCTGCGGGATAACGGCGTGTGGGCCACCGATCTGGAGTGGACTGATGAGGCTAAGGGGTATCTGGAGAGCAAGGCTTACCGGTATCTTTCGCCCGTGATCTGCTTTGACGACCGGGATCCTCACACCGATAGCTGGATAGGCTGCAGCGTGCACAGCGTGGCGATGACAAACACCCCCTATTTTCGTGATGATTTGGAGCCGATCATCAATAGCAGGCATGGCTCACACGGTAGAAAGTCTGCCGACCTGGAGATCGGCACCCCAGCCGGGACCTCCGGCACCCCCAACAACCAGCCTGCGGAAGCGGGCAACAAGGAGAAAAGTATGACGCTCGAAGAGCAAGTTGCCCAGCTCAAGGTAGATGTGGCGGCCAAGGACATTCGCATTAGCGAGCTTGAGACGCAGATTGCGGCCAAGGACGCAGTGCTGGCAGAGACGGAACAGATTCGCATGGTGGAAGATGCCATTGCCGCCAAGAAGCTGTTACCGGCTCAGAAGGAAGTGGGCCTGATGATGGCCAAGCAGGGAAAGGAAGCATTCGGCAAGTTCATCGCCTGCAACGTGATCCCGGATTTGGGAAAGCTGGCCGTGGTGCCTCAGAACGGCGGAAAGGCCGAAGATCTAAAGGCGGAATATGCAGCGCTGCTCCAAAGACCCAGCGAGATGATGGCGCTGAAGACCGAAAACCCCGAACGTTTCGAGGCCTTACGTAAGGCCTACTTAGGAGGATAGGATGGGATTTTTCCCGCAAATCTGGAATGACAAGACCCTCGAGCGCATCAAAGCCGCTCTGCAGGAAAAGCAACGCATCGTGAACAGCGTGATGGACTATACTCCGTTGTGCCTGGGAACCAAAGCCAACACCTATAACGGCCCGAAGCTGAGCGGACTCACACTCCAGAGCTTCCCCGTGACCACCGCGGATGACCCCACCAAGGGATCCATCAGCTTCGAATTTGCCCAGCGCAAAGGGGTGGTCTTCAACCTCAACAGCATCGATGCCGCGCAGGCGAGCGTGGACATGATGGGCAGCCTGACCGCGGATGCCGGTGACACCATCCTGGACGGCTACGACGCCTTCATCATGGAGACCATGATCGACGGGCTGAGCTCCACCAGTGGCTTCAAAAACACCATCGCCGACACCACCGGTCACAAGATCACCAGAGCCGACTTCATTGCCGCGCGCAAGAAGCTGAATCTGCAGAAGGCTCCCACCCGCGGGCGATACTGCGCCATTCATGCCACCCTGGAAAGCGACCTCTTCGACATCCCGGACTTCATCTCCCGTGACAAGATCGCCGATACCACCGCCATGCGTGACGGCGTGATCGGACGTTGCCTGGGATTTGACGTGATCCTGGCGGACGTTCCCCTGGTGACCAACGCCTGGAGCCGCACCAACGGCACCCTGGCCGTGGCCCTGTTCTATTCCATGGCTACTTTCGGCTTTGGCCGCAACCAGGAGATGGAAAGCATGAACGGTCCGCTGCCCAAACTCCCCGGGGAAGAGGTCTCCATCTGGAGCGTCTTCGGTGGTGTGGTGCAGGAAGATACCTATCTGGTAGGCTTCCGGAAAGACGTGGCATAGGAGGGGTGATGAGAAAGCTCAATCTTACCCTGATCCTGGGGCTGCTTGTGGTGATGATGGGGCTGCTGCTTCCGATGGAGGCGCAGGCTCAGACCCTCAAGATGGACCTGAACGGGATTCCGATGCCGTTTTGCAGTTCCTTCCAGAGCGACAGTCTGTATGTGGTAAGCACCGCATATCAGACCGTTACACCTCCGGCCGGAGCAGTGGAAGTGACAGTGTGGGCTACCGCTCTGTGCGCGATTGGCGAAGACGCCAGTACTGACGCCGGGGCGCATGCCATCCTACCCGCCAACGTTCCAATCAGAATGAGCATCAGCCGAATGACCGCCTTATATGTGCGCAGAGTGGCAACTGCAACGGCTGCGACAATTTACTTTGTTTGGCATAGACTTTAGCCAACGCCTGACGACCCCGTGCTCCTCAAGGGTGGCGGGGGCTGGACCTGAAATCCAAGCCCCCGTGCCTTTTTGGGGATGTTTCCCGCAGATTGCGCGGATTGCTGCGCAGATTTCGCAGATTAAGGAGATATGATGAACCGACAATACTTTAAGAATGTGTATTACCGTACGGCCGCGGCTGTGGTAAGCACACTAACCAAGGGTGGAAGCTACCCGGACTATACCTTTAGCGGCTGGACCGCTTTGGTGGGCGCAGTGGCCGACAAGGCCAAGCTGGGCCTGGAGCCGGATGGTAAAGACCCGATGGGCGACGGCACCGAGCGCGTGAGCGGAGAGCAGGTACCGGTGGAAATCGGAATCAAAGACTTTACCGGTGCAAACTACGGCACTATCCGCAGCGCATTTCTGAACGCGAAAGTGGATGTGCTCTTCTATGACCCGGAGCAGCCGACTGTGGCTTTCGCGGCTTTCGGAGTGCGGGCTTATCCGCAGCTCAACATCACCAGCGGTGAGGATCCCGTGATCACCCTGGGTGGAACTCGCAAAGCGGGGGCTGGAATCACCGGAACGCCGTTCCAGATCATTGCGGTTAGTTAGACTCATGAAGGGGCGGGCAGTGAGCCTGCCCCTTAACCGCTTTATGTTTTTCGCCAGGGTTTCCCTGATTTCCCGCAGATTACGCGGATTGTTGCGCTGATTTCGCAGATTAAGGAGATGAAATGAAACAATACTTTGATGTATATATCCGCAGGACGGCTACTCCGATAGATTTCACGGATCTGCAGGGGAACGATAATGTGCTGGATGACTGGGACCGGCTGGAGTATCCGGAGCTGAAGGCTGGGATCAAGATCGTGCCGCAGACCGTTGATCTGGGTGATGGTACCCAGGGGGTGGACGGCGAAAAGGTGGAGATCGAAAGCGGGACATTCCGCACCGATGCCACTGAGCTGGCCTGGCTGAAGAGTGAATTTGACAACCGGCTGTGCGACGTGCTGTTCTATAACCCCAGCATCCGGACCGTGGTGGCGGTGGCCTATGGCGTGAAAGTGAGCGTGAGTCACATGGTCACAAGCGGTGAGAGCCGGGTGATCAAGCTGGTGGGCGCGCGTAATCTGGCGGTGGGATCGATCGATAACGGCGCGGTGGCGATCATGGTGTTGCTGGCCGATCAGAAGCCGATACTAATCACCGGGACAGTGTATGCCAATGACGGCGTGACACCCGTTGCCGACGTGGTGGTGGCAGCTCAACTGGAATCCACGCTCTATGAGGATCACACGGATAAGGATGGCAATTATCTGATCCTGGCGCATAACTTCCTGAGCGATCTGACCCTGAGCGCGACCAAGAGTGGCAGCACCTGGGAAGCCATTGATCCAGAGGTGGTGACTAATGCGGATAACGTGGTGAACTTTGTGGCGAGGGAAGCGTAGGTATGCAAGCCGAAGCCTTGAACGTAATCGCTCTGGTGGCCGGAATCGTGGCGAGCCTGATCAGCGGCTGGGTGATGTTTCAATATACCAGGCGGCAAGCTATCCAGGACGCTTTGCAAGAACGGGTGCGGCTGATGGAGCTGAAGCAGGCAGAGCAGATGGGTGAAGAGAAGTTGCGTCAGGTCATCAGTGACGAGCTGGCTAAATGGGAGCTGTGCCTGATGAAAGAGGGCCGGCTGAGCAGAAGGGGAGGGGGAAGTTGAGAAGCACAGGTGTTTCCCGCAGATTACGCGGATGGTGCGCGGATATCGCGGATAGAGAGGAGGTTTAGATGAACCGAGACGACGTGAAGCGGGTGATCCAGAAGCGCTGCATCGATGCCTTTGGCAAGAAAGCGGTGATCGACTGGGACCTGGACAAGATAGCTGAGGCGCTGCTGAAAGGCGCGGAACGCTATAAGGTGGAACCTGAACTGGCACTGGCGCAGGGGATCCTGGAGTGCCACTTCGGGTGCAATCCCGCGGCTAAGCGCAGCCGGAAGACGCGCAACATCTTTAACGTGGGGAATGTGGATGACGGACGGAACCGCTTCTTTGCCAGTTATGAGGCTGGGATAGACGTGTATTTCCGGCTGATGGCGCGGGAATACCGGTGGCCGGGAGAAGGCGAGGTGGTGAGCGTGGAGATGATGGAACGGCATGACTTTAGGCGGCCCAGGGGCGGGAGGTATGCGACTGCTCCGAGCTATACGCGGGATGTGGTGAAGCTGGCTGCCGATATCCGGCAGGGGTTCCCGCAGATTGCGCAGATTGATGCGCAGATGGCGCGGATTGATGGGCTGGATTCCCGCCTCCGCGGGAATGACAAGGGGAGCGGGAATGACAACGAGGTGGATGTTGCCAAAAGCGTGGCAAAAACTGAAAAGAAAGGGAGCAAGAAATGAAGAGATTTTTTAGCGAGCTGGCGGCGATCGTGATGGCGCTGCTGAGGAAGCTGGTGAGCGTGAAGGTGTGTGCCTTCGCGGTGGGAACTACTTTGGGGGCCGTGATGGCCGGGCCTTTGGGGGCTACATTCGTGCAGTGGGCGGGATTTCAACTGATCCTGCTGATCATATTCTTTACCGCGAATCAGTATCAGAAATGGCTGTTTGGGATGATCCTGGACAGAGGGGGCAAAGATGTTGCCTAACTTTCCGGAAAGCATGAACGGCCAGGACATCCCGGCTCTGGCCCCCTCCAGCAATGTCGAGCTGGACGGGACTTCTGCGTCTGCGGCTTCCGCTGTGTTTGACGCATCTAATGATACGATCGTGCGTGTATCAGCGGTGGATGACGTGAGAGTGGCTCTTGGGACCGCTCCGACGGCGCTGGCAACCTCTATGGCGATGGCGGCAGGGACGGTGGAGTACTTCCGGATTCTGGCTGGCCATAAGGTGGCGGTGCTGGGTGGGAAAGCCACTGTGACGGTGATGGCGTGAGGATTGGGGGGATTGGGCGGATCGGCGGACTTGGTCTTGGACGGCAGGGGGGATGGGAGCAGCAAGGTGTGCTTTTAAGTTTTACTGGAACTGCGACCATAAGAGTAGCTTGGACTGGACAGCCCGAAACGGGGAACATTGACTCATTAGTGGCCAGTGGCCATGTACTATATTCTGGAAGCATTTCTGCCACTTACTCCTCCGGCCCTAAGTATTGGGACTTTACGACAGCCAATGAAGCCAAGTTGACATTTACTTCTGCAAAGCATCCCAATATTATATATTTTTACGCTTTCGGAGCCGCTGTAGTTGCGGACAGGCAGAATTTTCCATTCCCACCATCCACGAAAACGCTTTATATGTCTGGAGCTAATCTTGCACTAACGCTCACTGGTAATGCCCCCAGCACCTTACAGTTAATTTACCTTCTTGGGGGTGGAATAATGTGGGAAAATGAAGGAGCAATGCCGCCAGCGTGGTCAACGATATATGTGAATGCACCAGCAGCTAAATGGAATGGATGGGGTAATCAGACGGACTTTACTGGACCAAAAAAAACGTTCACAAATGCCAATCCATATATTGCCATTGGGAACACGAAGGCCAGCGTTATTGCCACACAACATTTCATAAATAAATTGGCTGCTTACGCTAATGCTGTGACGCCAGGGAGTGTTACAACAACACTTAAAAATACCTCTACAGCGGCTGATGGCGTAGATACCACGCCATTGACTTCGCTTGGATACAATGTGGTGTTGGGGGAATAAATGATAACTCAGTATAATGGTTGTGCCCTTATCATAGATGGCGTAATGGCTACAGTTGTCTTTGGCAAGGGAACAATATCTTGTCCAGATACCCCTTCGACATCTGTAGTTACCTTTGAAACATTGAAAGAGGCCGAGAAATACGCGCTGGATAATAAACTGGAGATACAAAATGAAAATCAGTAACACAATCAAGCACTTGACAGGCGGGGTAGTTTTTGCTTTCGCCTGTCTGATATGCGGCTACGGGGGCTATCTGCTTCTGAAGCCTGAGATTGTGGAAAGAAGCGAAAAGGTGGTGCGGACGAGTGTACCGCAGGTGACGAGTGTGAACCTGAAGAGCGTGCCGGCGGTGGTGGATACCAGGATCCGGAAAGGGAAGGCGCGGGAAGTGGCGACATATTCCGCTACGATTGACAGTGGGCGGGTGAGCGTGGACATTGGGGTGGAGTATGACGAGGAAGCTAACGTGTTTGACCTGATCAAGTTCCGGGCCACGGCAGCTCGGGATAGCGTGTATGTGGAGCGGATCGAAAGAGTGGAGGTGGTGAGGAAGCCGAAGCTGTTCGGGATCTGCGGCGGAGTGAGAGCGAGCGCTGCCAGGGGAGCTGCCGGGAGCTATGGATTGAGCAGAGTGGGGGCTGACCTGGGAGTGAAGATCCTGGGGAAGTATTCCGTGACGGCGGGGATCGATAGTGGAGGGGAGGTGAGCGCGAGAGTTGGGATTGATTTTTGATATTTCCCGCAGATTACGCGGATTTTGCGCGGATTGCGCAGATAAATAAGAGGAGTACAAGATGAGAGTTTACACGAATTTGGACACGATGAGCGAGGCCTGGGCTATTCTTGAGAGCCTGGGGCTGGACAAGCTGCTATTGGGGCAGGCGGTGAGCTTCGATGCCACAGTGCTGCTGAACGCGCTGCTGAAAGAGCGGAAGCTGCAGGAGTTTTTGGGTGTGATTACCCATGAAGATGAAACGGTGACCGGGGCCATGGAGCTGGATGAAGTGGTGGAGAAGATATCCGATTTTTTCGGCGGTATCACGGGCGGCTTGAAAGGGTTGTCCGGCCTGGGAATGAACGTGGATCCCGGGAAAGTCAAGAAAGCGACGAAGACCTCTCCTGTGAGCGAGTGAACCCTTTTTGGGCAATTAAGATGCGGCTGATGACCGGACATTGCTGGGCGCCTGGGATGGAGATCGACGAGGCGCTGTTTTACATTGGGCGGCTGGCGGAGATGGAAGCGGCGATGGTGCGCGGATATCGCGGATTTATTGGAGATGATTGATGAGTGATATGGTAATCAAGCTGACGCTGGACGCCAGTGGGCTGAAAGTGAACCTGGAGCAGGTGACGAACGCGCTGCGCGAGATCACCGGGAAGCCGGTAACTATCGAGACCAGCGCTGCCGAGAGCGGCATTAGACGGCTGCGGGATGAGGTGGCGATGTGGGGTCTGGCGATCCGGGGAGCGGTGGATAGCTTCCGGATGGTGGGCCAGGCTCTGAACGTGGTCTTGAAACCTGCTATGGAGGCTGAACAGGGCCTTAACCGGGTGAAAGCGGTGGTGGAATCCACCGGGCAGGCGGCGGGTTTCGCGGCTGAAGAGATTGCCAGGCAAGCGGCTGACATCCAGGAGGCTTTTGCCTTTGATGACGACATGATCATGAACGATCTGATGACTCCGCTACTCACTTTCGCCAATGTGACGGGAGACGCATTCCAGCAGGCGCAAGTGGCGATTATGGACATGAACCGGGCGCTGGGAGAAGACGGGGGCGGATTGAAAGCTGTGGCGCTGCAGGTAGGTAAAGCACTGCAGGACCCGATATTGGGGCTGACGGCACTTCGCCGGAGCGGCGTGAGCTTCACTGATGAGCAGCAGAAGGTGATCAAGAGCATGGTGGATGCGGGAGACGCGGCAGGGGCTCAGAAGATCATCCTGGCAGAGCTGAATAAGGAATTTGGGGGGCAGGCGGCGGCTTATGCGGATAGCTATGCCGGGCGGCTGGCGAAGATGAAGAACGCCATGGGCGATCTGGCGCAGAGCATTGGGGAGCTGGTGCTTCCGGTGCTGACGGCGCTGGCTGATATCCTCAAGCCACTGATTGAGTGGTTTACGGGGCTGGACGGAGCTATCAAGGTGTTGCTGGTGACGCTGCCTCTGGCGACTGGCGCGTGGTATAAGCTGATTGCCGCGAAGGTGACGGCTGCCACGGTGACGGGGGCTCTGACGGGAGCCATTACGGCGGCAGGTGTGGCTGTGAAAGGGTTTTTGACTACCATTGGGCCGGTGGGCTGGGTGCTGTTGGGGGCCACGGCTGCGGTGACGGCTTATGGGGTCGCTACTTCCGGAGCTAAGAAAGAGACTGAAGAGCTGGCAGAGCGGAATAAAGAGTTTGCGAGCTCAATGTCCCAGATCCGGACAGAGGCACTGGGGAACATTACCCGATTTGATACGCTGGTGAAGACTTATGAGGACCTGAGAGGCAAGCAGAGGCTTACTTCCGAACAGACACTATTGCTGCGCAATACTATTGCCGCACTCAAGCGGGAGTATCCTACTTATCTGGGGAATCTGGATATGGAGAAAGGAAAGTATGATAAGATCAAGGGGGCCATCAGTGCAACCCGCACAGAGCTTGACAGACTGTCCAGGAAGCGTATTCAGGATGCGATAGTTTCTAACTATACAGAAGAAATAGCCAAGGCTCAAATGGAGCTTTCCCGTTTAGAAGACGAATATACTTCTTTGTGGGAAAAATCAAAAGCCATGTCTACCCGTAACAACATATTAAACAGTGTGTCTGCCGAAATAGTAACCGGTAAAATGGAGAAGACCCAGGCCGCTATCAGAAAGCAAATAGACATTATAGACACCTACCAAGACAGGATGGAATCGGCTTTGAAAAAAGGTCTGTCCATATCTCTTGATCAAGGCCCTGGTGATGGCGGTGGAGCTGCTGCTGCGGCAGTTGGCAATGTAGATAATGCTTTGAGCGATTGGGAGCGTCTGGATCAACGATTAAAGGACTATTTTGCCGGGGAGTCCACGAAATTATTGCAACAGTATAAAGCCGATCTGGCCGTGATAGACAAGGAGTATGCCAACGACAAAGAGGGGCATTACTTTGCTTTGCAGCGGCTGGACGCGTGGTACACGGAAGAGGAGCGCAAGCTCAACGAGCGGGTGCAGGCCAAGCGCCTGGAAGATGAAGAGAAATACTATGAGCAGCTGAAAGGGCAGGATGCCGGGTACTATGCCTGGAGGCTGGCGCGGATCGAAGAGGACGTGAGGAAGCTGGACCTGAGTGAAGAGCAGCGAAACGCCTTGATCGCGGCTTATACGGCTGACCTGGATGCCGAGCTGAAGGGTGGGCAGACCGCTAATGTGGCGCAGCTTGAGGCCTATTATAATGAAGTGAGATTTTTGGACAGCGGATATTATGAATGGAAGCGGATCAGGATAGCTGAAGAAGTGGCTTTGATGGGCCTGAGCGCTGAACAGGCACAACTGATCATGGATGAAAGAGTTGCGGCTTTGGATAAAGAGCGGGAAGCTATTGAACGGCTGCCGCTGGAAGAGCTGCTGGCCAGGTATCGCGCATTCAAGGAAGAGATGGCTGATACCAAGACGATCGGGGTGGCGGCCTGGGCTGCTATCCGGGATGGGCTGATCGCGTTGAGAGGTGAGCTGGAGGCTTTTGCCAATATTCCGGGCGTGAAAGAAGTTTTGGAGAAGCTGCAGGGCGAGATTGACATCGCACAGCTCAACGCCGGGTCCCGTAAAGGTAACTGGTTTTGGAACGGGCTGCTGGGATTTGATCCAGATAGCGCTGAAGACCGGGAGAAGCTGAACCGGGTGAAGGCTGCTTTTAAGCAGACCGAGGATGACATTACCGGCATTCTGGGGGGCTTGCAGACGCTCAATAATCAGCGCCGGGATCAGGAACTGGCTTCTATCGATCAGATGGCTAAGAACCAGACTATCAACGATGCTGAGGCGATCAGGCGCAAAGAAAACATCACCAAGAAGTATGCCGAGGAAGCACGCAAGATCGGGCGGATCCAGCAGGCTGTTTCCATCGTTCAGACTACGATCAGCACAGCGGAATCAGCGGTGGCGGCTTATAAGGCACTGGTGGGTATTCCGATTGTGGGGCCTCTTCTGGCTCCTGCTGCTGCGGCTGCTGCTATTGCCGCGGGGGCTATTCAGGTGGCGATTATTAAGGCTCAGAAGTTTGCCGGGGGCGGGCTGTTTTCGGGTGAAGGCGGTCCCAGGGATGACAAAAACCTGGTGATGCTCTCTAATGGAGAGTTTGTGGTGAGCGCGGCTGCCACAAAGAGATTCCTGCCTTTATTGGAGCAGATAAACGATGAAGGAAATGGCGTAAAGAGCTTTAGCGGATTGGAAAGGAATATTCTCTATACAATAGGAGAGAATTTAGGTTTTAAGAATGCCCCATACGGGGGTGTGATACCTTATGCACGGCCTAAAAAAAGTGAATATGCCGATGGCGGTTTGGTGACCGGCGGCGGGGGCTTGCTTTCCTATCTGGGGGCTAAGCTGGACGTGGTGGCGCGGAAGCTGGACGCGGTGAATATGAACATTGCCAATATCGATCTGGGCGTGACGCTGATCAATCATGCTCCGGACGTGAATACCACGGTGGAAAAGCACGAGATCGCCAAGGCACGGCAGCAAGCCCGCGGGAAGGTGTATTCTTATGGCGTATAGTGTTTTTAAGGGTGCTACCGACATATCTGATCATGTGGTGGATTGTCCAGCGATTCCGCTGGTTGAGACGACGCATGATAACCAGGTGACGCTGCCTTCCATGAGTTTGTCCGTGATCGATAACGCGGTGAGCTATGCGATCGGGGACATGATCTACTTTAAGAAGGATGGGACGGCGTTTGCGTGGTTCATTATCGAGGATATCCGGGATAATTATGAGGAGAATACGCAGACGCTGGAGCTGGTGGATCCGCTGTTTATGCTGAAAGATCTGTATGTGGCGGAGCTGACGGCGGATGACTATGAGGATGCCACGGTGGCGGCTGACTTTGTGGGGTCCTATTGTAAACGGTTTGCCTGGTGGGATGATAGTGAAAATCCGCATCGGATCAATTTTGTGACTTTATCGCACTTTATCAAGACGGCTATTGTCAAGGCCGGGATCGTGGCTGGTGGGGCTAATATCGATGCCAGCGGGATCTATGGGGCTGTGTATAGTGGATTTACCTGGTGGGATCCGGTAAATGATACCGACAAGGAAATCACGGTGGAGGAGCTGTGTTTCCAGCCTTCTCAGATCAAATATGCCAAAATGATGGATGGATCTGAGGACCGCTGGGAAGGGGCTACACTGCTGGATGTGGTGTTGTATGCCCTCCAGGTGATGAACTGCAGGATCAAGTACAGTGGTACATCTGTGGTGATCTGCACGAGGGAGACGGGATCCGGACCGGATGATGACGATATCTATTCATATAGTAGCTCGAGCTGGCTGAATTCCTTTGATCTAGTGAAGGTGGGGATCACTTATGGCGTGACGGCCGGGACACTGTATGGATTCGATTACTATAATGCTGGAACGCCTGCTGCGGGATCTATGAGCACAGAGGCGTGGACGTATCCTGCGGTTGGTCCTACCGGGGTCAAACCTCGTGAGAAGAATTATGCACTGATGAATCATGCTGTTGTGCATTATCGGAAGGAGCTTGAAGGCGTGTGGTACTGCTATGAGATGCATCTGGAGGCGTATGAGCTGGGAAGTGAAGCTCAGGCGGGGTATATCTTTGCTAATCAGTTTGCGGCGTTGCTGCATTGCCGGTTTCCGGAAAGTGGCGTGGTGGAAAGCATCCAGACGAGTGATGATTTGACAGTGTGGGGAACGCGTCCAATGCTCAAAAAGAGCCTGGATATCCCACAGCGCAGTTGCGCATTGGAGTATTGA